CCTTGTAGAAAGCATCCCACTAAATGCTATATTGTGACATCTTATATTTTCATTGGTGCATTTCATTGTGCAGTCACCCATTGGTTTTAGTGGTGCATCATTATATTCTCTCCAAGCAAACCAACCATCATTAAATCTAGTATTATCATGTTCATTTCCATTTCCAATTAAAGACCAAGGAAGTGTGCCGACATGTGTACCACCCGAATGTAAAAATTGTGGTGGTAATAGTGGAGGTTCGCACGAATCATATGTTGGACATGCGTTTGGTCCTTCGGGATTTAATCTATGACAAATTTCACCTATGTGGTGTATACTTTCCATTTCCGAAATGGTTAAACCGTCCCAGTCATTAGAACCATACCAATAATCTACTCTGGAACTATCATCATTATACGAAGTAATACCTATCGCGCAAACTGGGCAATCACCAGACGTATTTTCATAGGTATATTCTGCATTGGGATTATTGGGGTCGTTTGGTTGATTTGGTTCTTGCGAAGAATTACACAAACTACCCTTACACCCATCACAACAACATGTTCTTTTCACACTCATTAATTAATAGGTATCTCTGGTGGTGGTTCATCACCAAACGGTTCGTTAGGTGGCGGTGGTGGTGCTAAAGGCACTTCAACTTCTTCACATTCACCACACATACCATCGTGTGCATTTTGTACATCAAAGAAATACAACTCTTCTGGTTCAAATGTTTCTTCATTGACAGCGTTCGGGACAGTTACCTTTAATGATTCCATAGGGAGTCTGTACATATTAACAATATGTTTTCTCCATTCTAATCCTTGGTCACCGTTAGTTGGACAAGAACTCTCACCCGCACTAAAGTATCCACCAACTGGCATCATTTGAAATGCTTCTGGATAATTATTTCCACCTTCATCTTCATCTCCATCAGCGGCATTAACACCAGGTCCTACAAACACATTATCACCCTGTTTAACATTCATTAATTCATTTATGTTAAAAGCACCAATACCAATATCGTCACCTGCAACACCTCTGCGACCATTTGGAATTACTACCACAGATAATGGAGAATCATCTTCAGTTAATATTTCTGGTTCAACATCTCCAGTATATCCATATATGTTTTCTGTTGGCCATATTTCAACTTCTCTCCACGAATATTCATATATCCCACCCCTATCATCATCTTGTATTAATACTGCATCATCTATAACTGCTAAAAATTCATCATTTCTTTCTTCCAATTTATCACAGCAAATCGAATGACGATATACATTCCACTTTTCTTGTTTCGTTTCTTGTGCTTTCACATCTTCCATACCATACAACTGGTCTTTTACTGTGATATTCAAATCTTTGCGTATTGCTTTAACTCTATTAATAGATAAATCGGTTTGGTCAAACATAGTTTGCCACAGCACATTGTTCGACTTGTCGTTTTTTGTTAAGTTGTGGTGGTATGGATTTTGAGTATTATATGGTGTTGAAAAATATCCATATAAATTATTTTCGTCATGCACTTCAACTGTTGTGTGGTTTACAGTTTTTATAGTATCTGGTAAGAATGCATATTTTTCAATCATGGGCCACTTTACAGCATCAGAATGATAGTTATATTTAATAGTATTTCTTTTATGAGATTTATCAAAAGGCAAATAATCAAAATAAGGGTCAGAATAATTTGGTTTTATGTGTTCATAAAAAGATGAATACACCCCATTTTGCCAAAAATCATAATGCTGATATTCATCAGATGACATAAAAGATAGAATTTTTGGATCTCCCCTTTCGACAAATTCATCCTTTGAGGATACTCCCATTATAATATGATAAATCCCTTTATCTTTTATGTCTGCTCGTTCATAAGCATCTCCGTAGGGGATGTTTTCATACTCATCTATAATTTTATTTACAGATTTAAAATGCCAACCATCAAAATCTTGCCAGAACAAAAAATTACATCCACTGCCAGATTCATCAACCGCATTTTCTGCTAAGTTTGACATTAATTGAAGAAGTGAAGGCGGTTCAGTTTCCTTGGACCAAGGATACATCAACTGTTCATTTTTTAACCATATATTATTTTTTGTAGATTCAATTTCCATATCTTTATTAGAGGTTGAAAATTCTGTAGACCCTGTATTAAAATATTTCTTTGCCAATTCATTAACTAATCCCGGTCCACTCTCTGATACATTTTCTTCATCAGAAGAATTTGCAATTGGTAAAAATTTATCAGTATCTGCGAAACTGGAACTATGAACCCAATCAGCGCGGTCAAGGAATGCACTTTCGCAGGAAGAAAAATTAATAATTAAAGTTAAAGGAACTGAAGATATTCCATACACAGACGGGTCGGTATAGTCGCCTCCAATACTAACATTATTTACACACAATTTTAATTCTGTCAAAGAATCTTTTATATAAGAATCTTCAAATTTCATATAGATATATTCAGAACCATTTATTTGAAAATCTTCATTGATGTTTGTAGGTTCATGGATTATTAGTGTACCTACAATGCCCATTGGTGAAAATATACCTTCATCAATATTTAAATTTATAAAAATATCTCTACCACGAAGTTTATCGTCCATTGGATATATTTTTAATGATTTAACTTCGACTTCTTCTGAGTCACCATCATTTTCATTGTCACCATCATTTTTATTATTATGAATCTTTTCTAATCTAAGTTCGTGAAATATAAATTCATGTGGTAGTTTATCTGAATCATCCATAAAATATTACCCCAACAACTGAACAAACCTAGTTGTACCTGGCGCCACATCTGCTGTTAATAACGAATCAATTTCTTCTGCAACCAGATAAATAATATTAGGTGATAGTATTTTAATTGTTCTATTTTTATCATTTTCTATATGGATATTGTCAGACACACTAATGCTATTGATTGAAGAAGGAGTATTATCAATAATATATTTGTATAATATACTAGAAGTCATCCCACATAAATTTTCTGTGGTATAAAAACTGCCTGTCGGTTCATTATTAATAGAATCAATACCCGAATATGGACTGATTTCATTATTCTCATATTCAAATTTAGATACACCATCCAATATAGTTGTTTTCTTTTTAATTATACCAAAAGTTGCTCCTGCGGTTGCACAATGTAAACCATATGCATTTATGCCGTCAGAACCGGTCGTTGGCCCAAGAATTTGAGAACAATATGTACTACCAGAGTATTGGGGCGCGCACGCGGTTGCACCAAACCCACCTACAGTTGTATAGCCCGTGTCAGCATTTCCCCTAAACACATAAAATTCGTCACCACCATTCATAGTCCCTTTGCTCTGTTTGATGTCTATTTTATGAAGAAATGAATCATACGAATCAACAATACCAAATGTATTGATATCAATTGAACCCAACTGAGTAGTATCCCGTTTTACAATAACATCATCATCTTGAATTAGTAGACTTTCAAGTATGAAATAACTATTCCCAATTAAAAAATTCTCTGATAATTTTGTGATATTGGAAACTGACCTAGGCCATTGATTGGTAACATCAACAATATTATTAAACATTAATATTAACCACCACATAGAAGTAGTACCATACAATCTTTGGGATACGTCTTCTGGTGTTTCACCATCAGATACAACATAAAATTCAAAATTGGAAGAATTATTTCTTGATTCTTCAGTAAATGCAACTCTACGGAAAATATCCGACATTTCCATTTCACTAACTTTTCCGTTAGAAAATGTATATTTTATTTTTCTTATATCATTAAAACTCATTATAATATAATACCTTAAATATCTTTTCGTACAAAATCTTTGTTGTAATTCCCTTTATCCTTGTCCCATGCCCTACGCGCAACAGCGAGTGGCATAAGATACGGAACTTCGTTCTCACTTCGATGAAATATTCCTTGGGAGTCTGTTCTTGCAGCCACCGCTGGTTGTATTTCAATGAAAGTTAATGACAATTGTGTAACCATTGGACTTTTGCCTTTATCTTCATCAATGCGTGTTGTGTATATTCCACCACCAGCAGTTGGGGTTATTCCAACCGCAGACAACCGAGATGGCATCGGGCCCAAATCCCACCTAAAAGAAGGCTTCTGCGTATTTAAATCTATAATTTGAGTTAGCCACATGGGTGGTACTTGCCATCTGTTGTGTCCCTTGGACTTTGGGCCCATGATGGGATATGCCATTGTTTGAAATGTTTTACATATTCTAGAAATAAGGTCAGAATCTCCTTTTATTTTTGGGATTAAATTCCACATATATGTAATTTGTCTTAAAGCAGGCGATTTTAGTTGTGCTTCAATTCCGTCAACAAGAGCGCGTGCTTTTGCAGAATCATCAACATCTTTGTCAACTGGCCACCAGTTTTTAATTGTCCAAAACTCATTCCAATAAGACGAACCAACATTCCAATAAGCATTGTTTTCAGCGAACCCATATCCGATACTGTTTGTAACTTGTATATTATTTGGAGCAGGAAGAACAATATCAGCGTATATACTTCCTGCATCAGAGACGAATGAACCGTCATATCCCTGTGCGGATGTAGCCTTTGCCCTAAATATAAGACTCAAATCTTCATCGTTTTGCAACTCCGATTGGGGAAAGGTTAGTGTTGCTGTTTTCCCGTATAAATTAATTATATTGTCTGCTGGATTCTTGATCATGAGTGAAATCCCGTCCCTTTTTTTTACATATACACTTGTACATTATATATATGATAGTTTAAACAATACAATAATGGCATACAAAACATACTATAAAATTAAAAATAAATCAAAATATATTGGAAATCACAACAATATTGTTTGTCGGTCTTTGTGGGAAAGACGAGTATGTAGATATTTGGACGAAAATATAAATATACTTTCATGGGGAAGTGAAGAAATTAGCATTCCGTATTATTCCCCCATAGATAAAAAAAACCACAAATATTTCCCAGACTTCATTATAGAAATGAAAAACAATGACGGAACAACCAGAACAATAATAATAGAAGTGAAACCCAAAAAACAAACAACTCCACCAAAGAAACCCAAACGGCAAACAAAAAATTTTATAAACGAATGCATTACATTCTCAATAAATGAAGCGAAATGGAAATCAGCAGAGCAATTCTGTAAAAAGAAAAAATGGAAATTTATAATTTTAACTGAAGATGATATACTCCCATAACCATACATATATCAATGAATATTAGTATTCCCACATTTAAAACACTGATAGGTGGTGATTTATCACTGGCCAGTAGGTACGAGGTAACTATACCAATCCCTGCGGTGATACAGGAATTTAAATCCAGCGATAAGGCAGACGAGAATCTAATACTACAACCAGAATCAATAAATTTACCAGGCAGAACATTCAAAACATTTGAAGATGAAACGTATGGACCGCCACGAATAATTCCACTAAGGGAACAATATGAACCAGTAGTTATGACATTTCCTGTATCTGGTAATTGGAGAGAAAGGTCATTCTTTGAGTACTGGATGAAGGAGGGGATAATCAATCCCAGAACAAAAACCCTCACATACACACCCAAAACTAATAATGGCGTATCGGTGACGATAAGGACCCTTGCCAGGGATGGGTACGCGTCAAGTATATTTAAATTAAATGAAGCATATCCACTTTCTATAATTCCAATAAATATGGGATTTGGGATGTATAATGATTATACTAGACTGCAAGTTACTCTCGCATATAGAGATTATGTATATGAGACATACAGCGAAGTTTGGGATTCCGGGGTGCCGCGCGGCGCCAATAAGCGCGCGACCGAGATGGGCACGATAAGCGCATTCCGTAGAGATCAAGCAACGGACTTGTTGAAAAATACTACGTTCCGATAATACCCAGTGGTCCCCTAGTTTGTATTTATCCGATACATAAAAATATAATAATGGAGAAACATAATGAATATATCAAACCTATTGCCAATAACACCCAAATATGAATTGACAATTCCATCCACAAAAGAAATAATTAAGTTTAGACCTTTCTTAGTAAAAGAAGAAAAAATTCTATTACTGGCCCAACAATCTAATAATAATGCAACTATATTAACTGCTATTAAAACAATAATAGAAGATTGTACAGACGGAATACAAAATGCAGGCGAACTTCCACTATTCGATGTTGAATACATATTCCTTCAACTAAGAGCAAAATCTATTGGAGAATTAATAGAACCTTCTATCATTTGTCCAGAAACAGATGAAAAAATAGATGTTCAAATTAACATCAACGATATGCAAGTTTTACATAATGAAACTCATACAAAAAATATTAAAATAGATAATAATATTATTATTGGTATGAAATATCCTTCTCTAAATATATTACAAGAAAAAAACCACCCAATAGATTCATTAGACCCTATATCATTTTATGACCTTTTGGTTTCATGTATAGAAAATATCCAGACGCCAGATGAGAATATAAGTGTTGCAGATAATATCTCTGATGAAGAAATATCACAGTTTGTAGACAACTTAACAAAATCTCAATTTGAAACCCTATTAGATTTTTTTATTACTTCTCCAAGATTAGAATACACAGTACAGTACACCACATCTGATGGTCAGGAACGAGAGGTGGTGCTATCAGGACTGTCGGATTTTTTCGGTTAGGCCTAAGTCATATGGGCCTGAAAGATTATTATAAACTTATATTTCAATTGATACATAATCACAATTACAGTTTAACAGAATTAGAATCGATGCTTCCTTGGGAAAGAGATATATACATATCACAATTGATAGAATATATAGAGATAGAAAATGAAAAACTCCAAATTCAGCAAATAGAAACGCAAGCACGAGGTAGGATGTAATAATGACAAACAAACCAGATAATTTTTTTGACGAGGTTCTAGATTACTTCCTAAAAAGAAACAAAAAAGATTCAACAGATGAACGAATATCATCAAGTATAAGCAAAAGAGATGAAGAATCTTTTCTTAAATATTATTCCAATTCCCCCATTAAATCTACTAAGATAACAATCCAACCAAAATTAAAAGATATCCCCGTTGTAACATCTCCTACACAAACACCACAAAACGAAAATATAAACGTAACACGATTAGAAAAAACAATTAAAACAATTAAAGATATACTAAATGGTTTAATAAAAACCAAAAAAGTAAATCTTATGTCAATTAACAAAAACAATAAAACTACAACACTTTCTCCAGAGAAAATTTTTAATATAAAAAATACTACAAATATATTAAGAAAAATGTCAGAAAAAACATTTCACAATCTAACAGAAAACGATTTCGTTTCTCAGATGTTTAATAATGTTGAAAATTTATCAAAACGAACTCAAGTTTACAATAACAACCAAGTCGAAAATTTATCGAAGCAGTCTGAGATATACAACCAAGTCGAAAATTTATCGAAGCAGTCTGAGATATACAACCAAGTCGAAAATTTATCGAAACAAACACACACACTTAATAATAATAATAATATTAAACATTTTAAAAAAGAAAATACAAACATTATTGAGAACATACTACACACTCCGAAAGAAAACATAACAAAAACCATTAATAAAATTATTCCAAGTATAGATATAAACTCACTTCCATCATTTGCAATGGGTGGGGTAGTCTCATCTCCTACTGTTGCTGTAGTTGGAGATGCACCAACAGAAAACTTTAAACCCAATCCAGAATATGTTGTTGGTGAATCTTATATGACAAAATTATTTGGTTTAGCACGCGAATATTATGACATGAACACAAATCCAGGCCCAGATTTTGAAAAATTAGTTGAAGCAACCAATGCACAAAATAGAATGGGAATAAAACTTAATGATGAAAATTCCACTGCAAGTGAAACATCTAAAGCAATTAATAGCATGGAAAAAAACAAAGAATTGCAACCAAATGAAAATATGCATCAATCAGTTAATAGAAATACTCCACCACCAAATCGGCCGAATCAAGGAGAACCAATGATAACTCCAGCCCAAGCATCAAGAGATTCTCGAAGTGGGGCCCCAACTTCTGGACCTGGACCTTCTAATAGATTACGGGACAACAACAACGCATACAAACAATATCCAAGATGGCGAAGAATCTTGGGATAAAAAGAAAAGGAGTCCCGAAGGACTCCTTTTTCAATAGAAGATGTAATCAGTGTTACTCGTTCGCTAACTTTTCAAAATATGATAGAGCATCTGTATCTTCTTCTGTATTGGTACTACTATTAGTATCACCAAATGATTTTTCTGCTCTGGCAACACCATCATCTTCAGGTTCACTAATTGTTTCAGCAGTATTAGATTTATCCGATGTGGTTTGACGAATGTCTGCACCTAGAGTTGCATCTCTGCGTGTTCGTAATTCATCATATGATTTGAAATTCGCCGCATCAGTAAACTCAGTAAGAGCATACTGTGACTTCCAAAGTTCTTCCAATTTAGTATCATCACCATCAAGCAACGCAGTAGATGAGTCGAACTCACTCTTGTCATAGTTGATGTAACCGGCAACCTTACGGACTTTCAACTTGAAGTTTGCACCATTCCAAAATTCAAATGGGTTGATTGCTTCTTCGTCTGCAAACTCTGGGTTCATTGCTTCGTTGATTTTGTCAAAAATCTTCTTGCCGAATTTGTAAAGGAATACTTTACCTTCGTTTTGTGGGTTCGCAGGGTCACTAACAACCATAATGTTTGACACATAGTGCAAACGGCGTTTACGGTTTCGTGCAATGTCCTTGTCTTTTTCCATGCCACTGTTCCAAAGTTCAGAGTTGCTTTCGCATACTGGACACTTTTGGCCTAATGTGGTAGGACAGTTTTCGATAAACCATCCACCCTTGCCTTGGAATCCGTGTGAGTAATATTTTGCCCATGGCAAATCTTCACCTTCGGATGCAGGAAGGAATCTAATTACAGCATAACCGTTACTGGATTTGTCCAACTCTGGACGCCAGAAACGGTCATCTTTGAACGATTCTTTTTTGTTTGTTTCTTCAATCTTCTTAGTCAATTCATTAATACTTGACTGAGAACGCTTCTTAAAATCTGCAAATGACATATATTGTCTCCTTATTTGCTTTGTCTTCACGGAACTACCGTGTTCTAATACTCGGCAGGAACTCCCTACCACAACTGTATATGTATATATTAACTTAAAACTCCCAAGAGTCAAACATTAAATTGGAAGTTTTGCATTATTTTCTTTTAATATGTTGATGTCTATACCCTCTACCGCCACTTTCTCAATGATGGGTTGGGTGAGGAATTTTGCGGCGATTTGAGGTTCTATTTCAGACCTCTCACACATTTCAAGAATGGCATCAATGTATGTACCGCCATTCTTTAGAACATAGTTCTCAATATCTTTCACGAATGAATTTTGGAAGTTTTGGTCAAATAACATATATACCCTTTCGGTTGCTTGGTTCAATAATATCTCTTATATATAATATAACAAAAAACTTTTATTAATCAAGACAAATCTTGGAGATTTTAAAATATGACCGACACAGACAGAAACATTACTATTGATATTACAGGCAACACTGCCGACATGGCAACAGATTATAATACTAGTGGTATAGGTTTAACACAGGCCCATATTGCAATTTCAAAATTGGTATGGGGTGACCATACAGAAGGTAAACGAATAACCCTTTCCGACCCCCTACCAATTCAGTTCGCCGGCCAAACAGGACCATTAAATATATCTGGTAATATTGGTGGTTCAACAAACGGTTCATTTTCAATTAGAAATTATGGGCAAGACGGGTCTGGAGCATCTGGCGCATTACATTATCTTGCAGTTGCCGGCAACACATCAGGAACTTTGATGGTTGGTGTAACTGGCACGATGGAAGGTATTGTTGGTGGTACTCCTATCGCAGTTACTGGTGATGTGAGAATATCAGGCTCCATGGCAGATGATAGACAAAATTGGGGTGGTATATTAATTCAAGGAACTTCAGCGGGGACTACTACCATTGTAGCAGGTGAACTCTTTGGAAGCACTGGGTTTGGTGTTCCAATCGCAGTTACTGGTGGTAGAAGATTACACTCATCCGTTGACAGCGTTAATGTTTCTGGTACAGTTAATTCTACAGGTGGTCGTCAAATGTCTCCATCCACTGATGCTGTTGCAGTATATGGATGGGACAAAGGAAAATCAGTACACACAATGCTTCGTGCAAGTAATGATGGTGTCACCGCAGGATTCTCTGGTGATGCACTCAAGGTTGCAGTAACTAATGGTAACTTTACAATAAATGCAACTGTAGATGCTATTCTTGGTGTTACAAATGCGAACCAACCACCACTAAGAATTCAAGGATATACTGCATCCGCACAAGCAGACCCAGTAGTTGTTCGTGGTGAAAATAATGGTGCATTAGAAATAACTGCAACGTCAGCACTCAGCACATCAGTTTCAAACATCGTTACAATTAACGATGATGACATCATCGCATACTTGGGTGGTCCAGAAGTAAACGGAATCGATTCACCTATTGTTAATAAATTAACAGATATTGAAAGCGGTACAAACAATCTAAGTGGCATCCGTTCAGACCTATCAAGTGGAAATGTTAAAGCAACCATCTCTTCAATAGAAAGACCTTCAAACTTGAGGTCTGGCCATAAATCTGTCACATCAACACCGACTATATTAAATACTAATTTACAAATGAAAAGTGGAGTTACTATAAAAGCATCCCCACTCAATAATGATAATATTCTTGTAGGGAATCAGGGACTAACAACTAATGCAACAAATGGATACCTGTTAGAACCAGGAGAATCAATATTCATCGAAATTAACAATTTGAATAAAATATATGTAAAAATTGCAGGGACATCTAACTCTAACGGTACAAACGCCGTTTACTATATTGGAACTTAAAGTATGTCTATACATTCTTCAAGGCGTTCAAATAATAATAAAAAAGATTCCATCTATCGTGAAATAGCGGGTGGAGTATTTATAAGTATTCGGACAATCAATGAGATTGAAGATGTTATAGACACATCAGAAGCATATATGACAGACCCAACTGTCATATTTAATAGTGATAATACTAAAGTAATTTTTTATTATAACACCGAAGACGAAAACGAGATTGAAGAAATGGAAACACTGTTTAAAAATACGGTGTCCAATGGTAGCACCATTACATTATCTGATGCGTTTTATTTAAACGAATTATCGGGTGATGATTCAACCTACGACTTAGGTGGTACATATAAATTTGAAAAATATGATATAAATACTAAAACTATAATTGCATCTCCAATTAGTATTAATAAGCAAAGTAATACTAATTTAAAATATGATTCCAGATATTGGTTGGGTTCTTTATTGTGGACCACGGCCGATGCCATTACAACAAGAACAATATCCTACGAAATTATAAACTTCATAGGCTCTGCAAGCGCGCAATCCTTTACTTCTATGTTTGGCGAAATACAAAAAAATGATAGAATAGAAATACAAGGAATGGGAACATATACGGTCGATACCTTTTCTGTGGATGCAGATGAAGGTTGGGAACGAATCAAAATTAAAGAAGAAATTGCTGAAAATGATTTGTTGGGGGAAACAACATACATTCGTTTACTCCGTTCTGGCAGAAATCAAATCAAATCAAAACCAGAACCATCTATAGTTATAGACACCACAGAGGTTAATACACCAACAGTATCGTCTACTTCTTCAAAGTGTACCTGTGTAGATATGAGTAGTGAACCATATACTTGCGTTGATATGCTTGGCGCAAATTCCAAAAACGATTGCGAAAGTCAAGATGACCATCATTGTGTTGGTTATAAAGATTGTTGGGCATGGGA